TCGCAGTAGTACTTGTATGCAGTGTCAGAGATGGTGTAGGTGCGGTTGGAGACGTTGCAGCGCATATAGTGCTTGGGCGTGCCAGCCGCCGTGACATAAGTCTTGTTGTGCTGGACGTCCGTTGATCCGGCAACGTGTGGGCTCATCCACTTTTCTCCACCGTTGAGGACGGAAGCGTGGGTTTTTGCGGGAGAGTATGCGGCGAGGCGTTCATAAACTTCTTGGAGCTTCACAACGTCGCGTTTGCAATACCGCACCATCTTTGCCATAGCACTTGGGCACTTATTAAGGAGGATGTCTTTCCACATCCCGTATTCCGTTTTTAGCTTGCCTGTCCCCGTTAGGATCTCTCCCAGATAGTCGAGGCGGTTGGAGTTGAAATAGAAGCGACGGCGAGCCCACTGAAGCGTGTCAAGGCTCTTGGGCTCAGGCCATGCAGGAATCTCGTGCATGAGGGCGCGAGACCTAATCCAAGGAAGATCAAAGCGGTCCCCGTTGTGGAACACCACCTCGTCGGCTTCAGCCAAGATGTTAGTGAACTTTTCCAGCATCTCACGGTCGTCTTGGTTCTCGTCCCACGTAAGACATTCGGGACGCTTGGCGTTCTCCCATTTGTAGCCAATGCAAATGATGCCTCGCTCTTGGATGATGTTGTCGTAGGAAATGTTCTGTTTGTAGCCCGACCTCCAGAACAATCCAATGTTGGGGCTGGTTTCAATGTCTGCGAATAATCTGTTCATGTTGCTTGCTGTTTAGATGAAGCGCACAGCCATAGCGAAGGCTATAGGCTTGGGCGCATTTACGCTGCCAGAATCAATAATGCCAGGAATGCCGCTTACGCACCATTGCCAGTGCCAGTATCCTCCCTCTTCAAACATACGAATCCTCATGCCTTGCATGCTCTTGGTCTTAGCCAGTTGCTCAAGGGCTTCGTATGTTCGTGGAACGTTATGTGTCATTGGTGGTGGGTGATGGCCGCAAACGCAGAACACAGAATGCCAGCCCCAAGCATCACTAGCCCCTCTTCGGAACGCTGCACCATTATGAGAACGATGGACAGCAGTAGGAGGATGGCCGTTGCTACGGAGAATGTATTACTCGTTGTTGGTTTCATCAAAGAACATTTCGTTTACGGTGAAAGGCTCATACCCATAACCAAGGCACACTTGTCGGAGAAGCACAACTAGATCCTCTGCTAATACGTCGTCGTAGTCAGTAGAAACAGAGGCGGTTCTGCTGGAAACCGTGTGCCGCGTGGTTGACTCAATAGTGATTTTCATTTCGTCAGCTCCCGTTCAAGGATTTCTAATGCTCGCCAAGCCGTAGCTACGTTGTCGCGCTCCATGAAATGACGCATCATTTGATTGCCGTCGCCAACGCTCTTGTCCTTCAGCCATTCCATAGGGGCTCCATTGGTGGCCGGTCCATGCTGTTGCTGCGCCTTGTAGCTGTGGTGGGCTAGGGCCGCAATAGCGTGGGGGAAATAGTCACGAATGAACGTGCCTACGGGGTATTCCTTGCGTGCTTCTGCGCCTGTGGGGAACAGGGAGGGAGTGTCGCTTGCGGGGTTCAGCGGTTCTTGTTCCGGTAGCGGGGGCAGTCCTTCGCGATCAATAGACCACTGAGCCATCTTCTCCCAGAAATCTGCACCCTCCTCCGTGGTGTCCCATTCTTGGAAATCATGAATGGCGTCCGAAAGATTCCCGCACATATCGTCCAGCCAATTTTTATCACCCTGACTGATCGCGCGCTCTCGATAGCCGTCAGGGAGTGTTTCTAGCCACCCCTTAACGGTGGTGGGGTCTGGCTTGTAGCCCTTCATGGGACGGGCTACTACATACGGGGCACAAATCTTGCAACCCACATGGGTGTAGGAAACAGGGCTGAACCCCAATTTAGATGCCGTGGTGAATACTGCCAGATCTCCCTCCTTGTATTCGCCTTCATCCACTCGGTAATGCCCAACGGGTATTTTCGCCGCAATTTGTTCGTCCGTCATTGTCATTCTATTTCTTTCTGTTAATGATGTGGTCTATGTAGAACTGCTGCATTGCCAAGGCTGTATGCTTGCAGATGTTGGAAATGTCAATCCCTTGCTTGCGTTTGGGCCGCAAAACGTAGTCGTCACGCTTACAGGAGCATCCGAAATGATCGGGGTGTATGTCAATGACGTATTCCTCGTCTGAGTCTCTGGAGCTACCATAGGACTCGCAAATGTATTCGTAGCCATTGCCGCCCTGTCGTTGGTAGCACTTAGGCGGGGGACTCACAGGTGTATTGCAACCCATCTACGGCCTCCAGTCCTTGCACGGCGTCTGCAAATGTCTTGAGGCGTTGCAGGGATTGGAACAGGTCCACTTCCGCCTGTGGCTCGCCGTTGATGATGTCGCAGTAGCAGGAATACATATCCTCAATGAGATATTCCTGAACCTTCTTTAGCTGTGTGATGCTTTCTTGTGTCATGTTAAATGCTTTCTAGGTAGCCGTTCTCCCTGGCCCATGCCTTGTCATTCTCTATTCGCGAATGGCAAATGCGGCACAGTCCCATCCATGTCTCTACGGCGTTTAGGTAGGTGGCTCTTGGTTTCTTAGTGTGGTGAATGTCGGTGGCGGCGTTGTCGCACAGGTCGCAGGTGGGGTGGTCTTTGAGGTATTGCTTGCGGAGGGGGTAGTAGGTGCGTAGTCGTTCCTGTTGCTTCTTGCTGATGCGGCGTAAGGGAGTCTTTTTCACATTATTTCCTGCAAATGTCAAGCCGCTGCGTGCGTTGGCGGAATTACGGCCTTCACCATGCCGTAGTTATCGTAGCCATTTGGCATTTTGAACCCGCGAACAAGTTTTAGACGGTTTCGCTTAAATGGCTTGTAGTTTACGTGGTGGTGCCACCGCCCAAACTTCTTCGTTACTCGCGCAACGTCGGGGTGTTGGCGCACTAAGGATTCTGCAAACTCCAGCCTATTATTCGTTTCCGAATATATAGAATCAGTATTACCCCCTCGCATCCTCATTGATGTAACTTTACCGCAAAGGAACGCATTGAAAAGTATGGTGCATTCTCCTGACTTTAGAACCCTAATAGACAGATCGGTGTCCTCGTTATACTTTCCGCGCCAACGGAAAGGCAGGTCATTCCGAATCAAGATGCAAGAGTAAATGCGCGTGTTTAGGTAATATGGGGGCACAGCGTCAGTTGACTTGCAGAACGAATAATAGTTCATTCCAGATAGGCCGACATTATCAAACCTGTCTGTGAAGTCTTCGCACGCCCTGAATGTCGCATCGCACCTAACTTCCAGCTTGTCATTCATGTGAAGCCGGTTGAACGCTTCTATATTGTCGTCTAGTATCCAATGCCTACGGAATCCTTTTTTTAGGCTATCGCTCCACACCCAATTTCTAGCAGGTATGGAGCCCTGCCCCAAATTAGAAAATGGAAGGGAAACTAAGCAACGCTCGTCGATTGTTTTTGCGTAGTCAGATATTTCCTGCGGCTCAACAACAACAGTGTATCGCACACCCATTCGATCAAGTGCTCTCGCAGTAATGCAGCATTGCGACCTGCCTTTTGAAATGATATACACGGGATATTTCATTCAGCAACCCAAACTTCTTTGGTGTCCCTTCGGTGCGGCTTGAACGGATGCCAAGAGCTTTTTGTGCGAGGCGTAAGGCTTTGACCTATCTTGTTGGCAAAATCTTGCAAGTCTTTTTCGTTTTCAAATCGGAAAATTATTTTTGCGTATGGTTCCTGCTCCTCTTGTTGAAATTCAGGCATACCGGCCCACAGGTATTCTTGCTGCGTTGGCCTATCGTCCAGCAAGAGCATATCGCAATCTGGGTGTTGGTGGCTCATTTTGTCGCTCTCTGTTGTTTTTCTTTGTCAGATTTTTTCTGGTGATCCTTCTTGCACAAAACCTGAAAAGTCGCCGAATCCTCTGGGGTTAGTCTCTCTAAGAAAGCTGGAATATCGTCTGCGCATTTCAAGCTCCCGCATGGGATGATGTGATCAATTTGCACATCGGCACGCTTGAACCACTTCTTGCATTTAGCGCATTGATATTCGTATTTGAGACGTTTGTTCTTGGATTTAGAGGGCCGTTCGGCGGCTTTCAGGGCTTGTGTGGCGGGGGTCCAGTAGCGGAACTTAGAACGGAGGGCGGAACGAATGGCTGACCAGTATTGGCTTTCCGTCCATTTGCCTCCGTTGCGTGTTCTGGCTACTCTTGCCATTCAAATTGGTGCTCCGTGATTAACCCCACGGAGCAAGGGCTGTTATGAACGAACACACTAACCGAAAATTAAAAGGGCATTTCGTCGTCTTCTTCGTCTGGCAGCGTGGGCTCTGGGCTAGGAGCGGGAGGCTGGTATGCTTCCATCTCCTCGCTGTGCACCTTTGCGGCCTTGCCTTCAGGGGATGCGGCGAAATATGCTGTGAGGTAGGACTGTAGGGTGCTATCGGCCTCGTCTGCCTTAGCCTTGGCATCGTCCGAGAGGGTGTTACTCACCACCTTAAATTCTGGGAATGAGTAGTTCACCGATCCCTTCCGGCCTTCGCCAACGGACGGAACGCTAACAACAACGTCACCATAGACGGCCTTGGAACCTCCCAGTTCCTTAACGAAGTCAATCCATCCGCTCAATGCGGCACCGGACAATTGGAAGTTCACAATCTCGTAGTCGTCTCCCAGCTTGGCAACGGCGTAAACAGAGGCACAGAACTTGGCGTAATGCACCTTCTCTTTCACTTCGCGCCAAGGGCCAGAGAACACCTCGCCGTCCTTGTCCTGCACCCGCATGGGGAGCTTCAGGTTGCGAACCTCGTTAGACCAGACGCCGCAGTTCTTACGGTCATTAAAGCCAGAGCAGGTGGAAAGCTGATCCAAGACAATGAAAGGGGTCTTGTGGGGAACAAGCTCCATCTTCTCGGATTCCTTGTCCCAGTAACGCCAGCATTTGTCACCAGAAGCCCAGCGTAGGAACTTCTTACAGGGATTGATGGGGCGGTCGTCTTCTTGCAGTGTGCGGCTCATATTAATTTCCTTCTATTGAGTGGAATGTGTCTTTGATGATTTCCAAGGCTTCAGCGTTATTCGGAATCAGCCTTAGGAGAGATTGAATGATGTCATGTGCCTGCTGGTTTTCAGCCTGCAATACCGCCACAACCTCCGCGAGGTCGTTTACGTCTGCCTCCAGCTTGTCCATGTGTGCCGCACAATTCTTGTTCAGGGCAATGGAATAAGAGGGGAACGTGCAGGTGTCCTCCCGTAATGCTTGTTGGTATGTCATTGGTTGTGTGTTGCTGATGATGGTTTATAGGGGGTTGGTGATGGTTGTCAAGTGCTTGGTGGATTATTTAATCCAGTCCCGCCATTCGCCGAACGTCGTGATGCGGCGGTGGAACGCTAGGTCAATCTTTCCCAGTCCATCCCCTCGCCCCTTGGCTTGTAGGAGTTGAACGTAAATGACGGGAAGCCCTTGGTCGTTAGCATCCTGTGGCGCACCTTCTGGCGTCTGCTCTGGGATGTGCATGAACCAAACGCGATCCGAGTCTTGCTCAATGTTGCCGCTCTCCCGTAGGTCGGACAAGCGTGGGGCGCGTGTCTCTCTTTCTGATCCTCGTCCAATCTGCGCCCCAAGGAACACAGGGACATTGTGCTGCATCGCCGCATCCTTGAGGGACATTGTGAAGCGTCCAATAGCCATGTCCCTTGTCTCTCCTCGCTCTTGCTGCGGGTCATAGCGTTGGAGGTAGTCAACGGCTACGGCCTTCAGGGGGTTCTCAGAGCGTGATGCGGCGGCAATACGGGCAATTAGCTGGTCCACCGTCCTGTCCCTGTCGTTAATCATTAGGCGCGGTCCTAGTCCCTTAACACGGGCCAACCCTTTCTTGAATTTTGCCACTTGTTCATGCAGGCAGGTGCCGTCCCGCACTTCACGCCAAGACACGGCTGAGGCTTCTTGTGCAAATATCGTCACAAGCTCCGTCATTGGCATCTCCCGTGAGAACAACAGCGTCCGGCCAAAGTGTTCGGCAATGTGCCGCACCAGCCCACGCATAAGCGAACTTTTGCCCCCACCAGGACGGGCAGCAATCGTAATCAGCTCGCCTGGTCTGGGAGATCCAAGGAACTTGTTGATGGACTCAATGGGAGTGGGCACTCCTAGCTCGCCCTGAATAATGTCTCCCGACTCAATGCGCTCAATGAGGGCAAGGGCATCATCTGCCGCATTAGCCAGCGTCACGGGCTTCTCCTGCTCATTAATGATGTCTAGGGAGCGATTGCTGATGCTGGCTAGGGCGGTGTGAATGTCCGTCTCTAAGTCTGCTGCCGCAACGGAAGCATTCTGACACATTTCCAATGCCCTGCGGCGGTAGAATCTGTCCTTAATCTCTCCCGCCCAATACTTAACGGATCGCGAGGAGAAAAGCTCCTTGGTGATGTCAACGTAATTGGACAAGCCGCCAATCGCCTCCAGCTTCCCGCTCTTCGTGATGTCGGAAATAAATTCCTCAATCACAATGTCCCCGTTGATGGCAAATGATTCTTTCGCCGCATCAAATAACGTGGCGTGCTCTGGCGCATAGAAATGCTTAGGGCTTAGGCCAAGGCTAATGGCCTCATTGAGATAGTCCCCGTCTTGGAATATCATGGAGAGTAAATATCTCTCCGCTTCGGCACTGTGTGGTGGTTCCTGTTCCTTCATGCGTGTGTTATTTCATGCTCGTGCATGGGGTCATAGATGCCGTCCGTGCCGCAATCAATCGTGAACACAGGCTCCCCGTGCTCGTCTAGGTTGATGCCGATGACAACACCCTCAACGTCCCCGTCTGGAATGCGAACGTGCTGGCCGAATTGTATGTTTGTTCCGATGTCTTTCATTGTCTTGCGTCAAATCCTGTTGTGAGGCGGTAGAGCGTGAGGCAAGCCTGAAAGGCTTCCCATCCTTTTGTCAAATCGTCCGGTGTCCATTCCTTCACCATCACCTTGTCCGGCTCGTTGCGGCAAAAATAGATGTTGCGGCAAGGGAGGAAGTCGTTGTGTCCATTCGCCGCAACAAAATAGGCCGCAAGCTGCATGCAATGATCGAACGAGGGAATAACCGTGTCCTTCCCCTTGAAATCCTTGCTCTTGAAGTCATCAATCTGCCCCGTCTTCTCGATGATGTCGGCGGTGCCAGCGTATCCCATCGCCGCATTCACCACCACCTTCTCGGCGTGCTCCACTTCCACCCCTAAGCCCTCCAGCTTGTGAATGACAGGCATACAGAAATGGTAATCATCCTCGGAGACAGTCCATGATTCCGCCGTGTAATAGTCCTCAATGGCCGCATGGAGGGCTGTGCCTCGCTCGGCTGGCTCCATTTTGAGCTTGTCCCATTTCTGGGTGATGGATTTGCGCCATCCGTCCTGATCCTCTCCGGCAATAGCGGGTTGGTCGTAGGCAATGTCCAGCACACCCTTAATGCTCCAAGGGATGAGCCATTCCTTTGCCATCATGCCCGTATAGGCTGAGACAGAGGGGAATAGCCCCTTGCGCTTGGCGTCGCCTTTGGTAGTGTTGCGAGACTTCCCCTTGTTGGGGCCGCTCTTAATCGTCTGTGTGTGGCATGGTTTGCCGTTAAGGTCGTAGAAGTGTTGGCTCATTGTGTGTTTGTGGTTACAGTGCTGATAGAATTTTTTGAACGGCTTCGCGGTGGCGTTTAAGCTCTGCGTGAAACCTCTTCGGAACCCGATACGACATGGGGTTCTCTACGATGAATCGCTCAGGCAGGGTGCCGTCTTGGCGGATGTAGGCGTATTCGCGGTAGGTTTCCCCCTCGTATTCATTACCCTCGCGCCGGACGAGTGCCAAATCGTAGCTGACCGCCTCGTCGTCGTGGGGGAGGCCGTGGGGGCAGTTGCAGTGGCTAGACAGCTTCTCCTCGAAAAGCGGGTCAATGATGTCGCCGTATTTGTCTATAGGTTCTAAAACCCACTCGTAGTATGTTGTGTTTTTCATCGCGCCTATTATGGACTATTTCTCCTCCCGTGTAAATGGGGTGTTTACCCTATTTTGCTATGTTTAATTGAGAAACTTGTCTCAATAAGTCTATTCTTTTAGTTAATTTATTTGTTTCACTAGGGGGCGTAAACGCCCAAGAAGAAAACACTCTTTTGTTCGCCGCTCCCGTTGGTCGCTCATGCTCATTTCGGCTTAGATTGTTGGGAAGCGGACAGACCTCCCCCCTACCCCAGAGTAGGAGAGAGAGTCGCTTCCAGCTCATTTGCGGATGAGTTGCTGGTTGTGCGTTTGTGATCGTCTCGGGCTGGTAAGTCCAAGTTTGGCCGTCGTCAACAATCACTGACCCGTTGGTTCCCAAACCAACGCCATTTACGCTAGGCACGGAATTGCGCCGCTCCTAGTAACCTTGTCTTCGCCTGTCTATCGAAGCCCTACTACCCGTTAACGCTGTGCGGGCTGTGCGGATGGCCGAAAAAAAGACGGCCACCAATGGATCAATCATTGAATGGCCGTCTACCCCTAGGGAAAGGGAAAGTCAGATATTGAGTGATTGATCCACTGTTGCAATCATTATAACACAGACTTTCGGTTGTCAAGAGGCTTTCTGCATATCTCGCCCTCCTCGTAGCAATCTGGGCGACCAGTGAACACGCTTATCGGTGCTTCATCCGATCCCCACCACCGCTTCGCCGCATCCTTCACTTCTGGGGTGAGGGAGCGAGAGCAGTTCTTGCCGAACCTGGCGCAAGTGGATTCCTGGCAGAAGGTCATGTCCTTGTAGCTCACGGCACACATTATTTCCCCTTCTTCTTCAGCCGCCAGTAACGGGCCTTGCACGCTGGGATGCTTATGCCAAGCGTCTGCGAAACGCATCCCCAAGGATTTCCGTCGTCCCTCATGGAAACACACAAATCGACCTCCTCTTGTGTCCACTCATGCGGGACGAAGACAGGGCGCGGAGGCTTCTCCTTGTAAAGCTCTTGCGTGTCAGCAATAGCCTGCTTCATTTCCCGCATGGCCTGTTCTTCCCGCTCTATACGGGCAAGCTCCCGGGGCAATACTAAGTCGAACAACTTAATAAAGCTTCGCTCCGCCGATTCGTGATTGATACTTGCAAAGCTCATATCGCGATGCCTCCCGCATTAAAGCCCGGCAGGTAGTCGCCGTTGTCGAGAGGCGCGATCTTGCAAAGGCGCACGGTCTTCTGGGTTACTGGGCATTTCGTTTCACCCTCTTCCGACAAAACGCCCTTTTGGATTAGCTCCGTTATACGAGGCCGGACGGCGTTCATGTCGGGATAGTTAAGAACGGCGAGGCATTCGCGATCCGTTAGCACGCCGAATCGATCAAAAGCGGAAAGAATTTCGCTTTCTCGCTTTGTGAATAGGCTCATTTCGCCGTCATGATACGCCTCGAGGCTGTTTGCGTGAATAGTCGCGCTCATCGTTTCCCCTCCTTTAGATACCTCAGCCCCTCACCCATTAGGGCAAGATCGGCTTCTAGTGCCTTGATTTGCTGTCTGGCCTCATGCAACTTGCCGCTGAGGTAAAGGCACTGGCGTGCCTCGGCAGTAGGGGGCGTGTTTTGCCCTTGCTCGTCTGTGTCTGTATTCATTTTTTGTATCCGTTCAGGTGATATTTTAGGTTTTCAATGGTGGCGCGGGCTTCCATGAGCTCCAGCACCGTTGCTTTTAGTTGATTTGCAAGCTGCTCGAGCTCTTGGCGGGTGGCGTTTTGCCCTTGCTCGTCTGTGTCTGTGTCTGTATTCATGATTTATGTCTGTTGATTTATTCGGAAATGTAGAACGACCCGCTAAGGCCGCCCCTAAAAAGCCCCAGCCTAAGCCTAGCCCCACCCCCAAGCGTCCCCCTGTTACGGGCTACGACTACGGGAGCGAGGGCAGGGCCATTAAGGGCATCGTGAAGCAGGGCAATATCGTCACCCTCTGGCATTGATGCGCTTCAGAGCCCTCCCTTCCCGTAAATGTCGCGCATCTCCGCGAACACTTGGCCAAGGGCGGAAACGCGCTCGCGCTCTGCGTTGCGCTCTGCTTCCTGTTCAAGCACGTTCTCGCGCCATTTGGCGGCATGTTCGGCCATTGCCTCGTCTTGCTCTTGTTTTGTCCATTGTGGCCGCTTAAACGGGGCTTGCGGTGGCTCGGGGGTTGGTATGGGTGGCTTCATCTTGTTTCTCTTTATGGTTTTGGTTGCATTCACATTGCCAGCATGAGCCAAACAAGGGCCGCAAGCATGAGCAAAAAGGTGATTGATCCGGCGATTTCTTCAAGATTCTTTTTCATCGGGTTTGGTCAAATTGTGTTATTTGATTCCGAAAATACGGGGATACGAGTCGGGTAAAATTCTCCTATTACAAAGAACATTGCACGGGCAACATTCCATTCTGTGACAATCAGCGGGTGGTTTTTGCCAGAAAAACAATAAAGCCTCCCGGCGTTAAAAACCTGCTTTATGTCTAACGCTCTGCCGCCTTGGTCCCTGTAGGTGCCGTTTGGCTGTCTGTGTATCGTGTCAATCCTAGTTAACATTTTAGGTATATAGTGTGTGTGTTTCCAATCGTGTTATTTAATGCCGGAAATACGGCGGTAAGTTACCCAGGTCACGGCTTGAACTTGCGCGGCGGTTAAATCGTGGCCGCAAATCGCCTTCGAACGCTTTGCGACGGTGCAATAATCGGCTGATATTCGGGAGTAAAGCTTTTTGCCGAGGCTTGGCGTTTTGGTGGTCGGAACTCGCTCGCCCAGCCATATGGCAAATGCGTGGCCATCGACGCAGACGGCGGAAGCTTCGCCCAGGATCGACAGAGCAAACGCGGAGATTTTACGTCCGTTGAGTATCGCCGCAACATCCTCCCGTGAGGGTGCGTTAAGCTCAAGAATCCGTTTGGCCTTTTCCTTCATGGCGGGATACGTGCAGCAGACGATGTCCATTACGTCCCGTCCGAGTGACCACGCCTTAATGCAGGATTCCGCGTCTTGGCAATTGCGCTGCCACTTGTTATTCGGGCTCAGGGCCGCAATCACTCCTACCGATTGTTCTATCGTGCACCCGTAAGTTTCGGCGAGACGTTGGCCAAGCCGACCGGCTCGATCGTACCACTCGATTCCGTCTTGAATATCGGCAACGCTGGCAAGTTGGAGCATAGCGGAAATGTTTTTCGTAAGGGCGCGGTTTGGGTTTGGTTTTCTCATGATTTATTATCCTTTTATGATTGGACCGGATTTGACGGTCTGTTGATGGCCCCAGAGTACAGTAATCGACCCGTCCTGTGAATAGGGTCCATTACCCATTTTTGCGCCGATTTGCCCCCAAAAGGCTATCAGATGGGAGCGCAAACCACGGGCCGCCGCAACATCACCCCCTCCATAAGGGAGAGAGAGAGAGAGAGAGGCACAAAAAAAGAGCCAGCCCCGAAGGACTGGCCCTTGTGAGGGGATAGAATCGGCGCAACCTAGGCGGAAAAGATGAAATCCGCTGCCTTTTGGGCTTTCCCGCCAGCCGATACTAGCCAAGAGTCATTGTCTTTCAGTGCGGTCAACCATGACTTAAGGTAGGAAGCAGAATTATCAAAGTCCGGCTCAACTCCAACTTGGGCGCAAACATAGCACGATCCAAGTTCCGCAACTAGTTCCTCGAATGCGTAATTCTCCCCGCCGAACGCTGCCCTTTCTTTTAATCGCCCTAGCCGCGACTCGTGCCCCGTGGAATGGATCGCCTCATGGGCCAAGACACCCTGATAGTGGTCGGGATTATCAAAGGCCGATTCGTGCGGCATCTGTATTTGGTCAACGATGGGCACGTAGCAGGGTTGATTCGTGCCATGGGACAGTCCGATGCCTTCCCTTTCAATATAATCCGCAAGAGCGTTAACGGGGCGGGATTCCCCTACTTCGCCTTTCGCCTTCTCAATCAGGTGCTCTAATCCATCGCAGTCACGCGATGCATTAAAGACCCTATAAGTGCGCACCATGGGGATTTTCCGTTTCACCCCATCCTCCTCTTTCTCTAAAAATTGCCAGAAATACACAACAGAGCTTTTCGCCCCTTTGCGCACGTTTCCGCCTAGCTCAACAGCCTGTTTATAAGTCACCCAAGCGTTACACGGGGCCTCCTGTAACCCCAAGATAACTACGTTTGCGCCGGAGTAATTGCGTTTACTCTTTAGATTATGGGGCATCCCGTGATCGTGAATGTTCCTCCAAGTCTTACGCCATGGATTCACCCCGGATTCTAAGGCTTCGAGGACGGTGGAGTTTATAAGAGATAGTGTTTTTTTATTCATAACCCCTACACCCTACACCAAAGCGTCAAGCAATACAATAGGGTGAATACCTCAATTTAGTGGAGGGCTGGCAAATGATTCACCTCCCCCTCTCCCCCTCCGTGCTAAAAGAGAGTGGCTTGCAAGAGTGCGAAACCATGCCAACTCGCCATGGGATGCTGTAACATCTTGTTAGACGTTAACTGCTGAACGTTAACCCAGCAGGGGGGGGGCGGGGGTCAGGCTCGACGGGGGGGTGTGTGTTATGATTCATCACCTAGGGGTATACACCAAAAATACAAAAGGGCGCATTGGGAATAGCATAAGGAGTATGCTATACGCTTGACAGGTAGTATAGTGTAGAGGAAGTGCCAAAAGATTCTATTAAGCAAAGTGTTGTAGAGAGCGAGGCATCTGAGCGTATGCTGGAGAAGCGCAAGCCTGATTTGGCTGTGAGGTGTTTAGAGATGTTGGCTGATGGGGTTGGGTATAGGAAGGTGAAGAAGGAGACGGGGCTTAGTTTTAATGCTATTGCTTCGTTGAAGGGGCGGCATAAGGATGCGTTAGAGGTTCGGCGAGAGGAGTTGGCTAAGGATGGGTTTGAGCTATTGGAGAAATACAGGCTGCTGTTGAACATGAAGCTGGAAGGGCTTGCTGAGGATTCCGACCTATTAAAGAAGGAGGGATTGAAGGATTTGCATACGGGGTATGCTATTTTGCAGGATAAGGCGTTACAGGCTGTAGAAGGCAATAAGGTAACGGTGGTGCATAGGAAGGAAGGGCCAAGCCTAGAAGATGCTATGACGGCCATTCAGGAGGCGCAGAAGCGTGTAAAGGGAGAGGCTATTGACGTATGAATGGTAAAGGAGACACACAACGCCCTAAGCAGATTACAGAGGAAGAGCTTGAGCAGAATTGGAAGCGCATCTTTGGTCCTAAGAAATGAGGGTTAAGTCCATAGACATTCCTATATTCCAGCGCACGGTGCATTTCCATCTGTCTGATGATGCCGATGCGGCGTGCCTTAGGGCTACGGGAGAGGAGATGGACGTTGTTAATGACTCAGGCATGACAGTGTTGAAGGACGGGGACGTGTATGTGTTTATATTTGAGGGGGAGCATGACGAGGAGACTGTGGCGCATGAATGTCTACACGCAGCCAATTATGTTATTGATTTGTGCGGGATGCAGGTGGATGCGTGCAATGACGAGCTACAGGCGTATTTGATGGGGTGGCTGATAGCACGGTGGTATCAAATGGTTAAAGAATGAAGTGGCAGGACCATAAGCTATTAAAGCCCCCTAGTGACGAAGAGATGGCTAGGATGGAGCCTGCACAGCTTGTGGAGCTTCATCGCATCTACCATGAGGCTATTGAGAATGCGGCGCGTGATCCCTATAGGTATGGCTTCAGCTTGCCCCATTGGAAATACGCTGACGAGCTACTAAGCACCTTCCGCACCACCCTGCTTCTTGGGGCTAATCGTTCTGGCAAGACATCTTACTCGGCACGCAAGATTGTGGAAGCAGCAATAGAAAACCCCAACGGGTTGATATTCTGCTTCGCGCAGACGCATGAGATTTCTGTGTTGGTGCAGCAACGCGCTGTATGGGAATGGCTTCCGGCGGAATACAGAGTTAAGAAGGTGAACGATGGCAGTATTAGCTACACCTATAAGAACGGGTTTAGCGACAAGAAGGCTATATTTCCTAACAAGACGCAGATTGTTTTCAAAACCTACACGCAATACCAACAGGACGACACGATTCTTGAGGGTATGGAGTTGGGAAGCCCAGAGCCCACGGTAGACAACATTGGTTGTTGGCTAGACGAATACCTACTGGGCATGGAGATGATTGACCGCATCATGCTGCGTAACGCTACGCACAATGCCAAGCTACTCATTTCCTTTACACCCAAGGATGGGGAGACGGAGACGGTGCGCTACTACCGCAACGCCGCTAGCACCGTAGAGAGCAAGCACGTAGAGGAGGGGCTAACAACGCCGCGCACGGTGCCATACGTCCAGCACAACGAGCGGATGAACACAGGCATTAGCTACTTCCACAGCAAGGACAACCCTTGGAGTGGCTACGAAAGCCTCCTAGAGCAGTGTGTGGCTAAGGGAGACGATGATTACGCGCTCACAGCCCTTTATGGGGTGCCTACGTCGGCAATGGCTAGCAAGTTCCCTCGCTTTAACCCAGACGTAAATGTTATACCACATGCAGAGGTAGAGGAGAAGCTGGAGGACTGCACCCTATACATGGTGGTTGACCCTGCTGGCAGCAAGCCTTGGTTCATTACGTGGATTGGGGTGGATGCTACAGACACTTGGTATGTGTATCGTGAGTGGCCGGGAATCCTGTATGGCAAGTGGGCAGAGGAAAAGAACGGCAAGTGGGCAGCAGGAGAAGCGTGTCGCCAGCGGCTAGGCTATGGGGTTCGTGACTACGCGGAGGTTATACGCGAGCTTGAGGGGCAAGAGAAGATAATGACGCGCCTGATTGACCCTCGCATGGGAGCCAACAAATACAGCGCAGAGCACGGCGGTCAAAGCGATTACATTAGCGATCTAGAAGACCAAGGGCTAATTATGATTCCGGCTCCAGGCATCGACGAGGAGCCTGGTCTTCAAGCCATTCAAGACAAGCTGTCCTACAATCCGCAGAAGCCGATTGATGCCCAGAATCGCCCACACTTTTACATCTCTGACGAGCTAGAGAACACCATATCATCTATGCAACATTATGATGGAAAAACACGGGACCATCCGTGGAAAGACCCAATTGACTGCCTACGTTACGCGGCTGTCTATGGAATTGATTATGTTTCTAAAACCGGACTGCAAGCCACAAGACCTAATAAAGGAGGATATTAATGAAAACCAAAATTACTAATTTAGCTAAAGACCTTGATGTCAGCGTAAACGACCTGCTTCATATTAAAGAAACAAAACTTATAGATGAGGACTGGAGCGGAAGGGGAAAGAATACTTGGTTTACGCAAGACGCTGTTAAAAAAATCTTTTTAGCCCTTGAATTGCCAGAATTTTCTCCAAGCATAATATATGGAACTTATGTTCACGAAGCTCCTAACCCGCGTTGGGTTTATGCAAAGATTGACGGGGTGGATGGAAAGCGTCCGGTTCTCATTCCAAATAAACTTCGTGGTAAGCTAAAAGGTAAGAAATTTCCTATTAACGCTATTACCGACAATAAGGACACAACCTACAGGCATGCAGCACTTACCGGATATAACTTGTAATAGCAAGTGGGTTAACCAACAAATAGACAGGCTTCTTGGGTTTGAGGTTCTTTATCAAGAGCTTACTGGGTATCCTGATCCAATTGCCCCTTCTGTAATTTGTGAAAAGATTGGGGCGCATCCCACATTTACCCACACTGCAATTTTGTCTTTTTCTAAAAAATTTAATAGTAAAACTTTATGAACACTAAGAGCCAAGAAAAGTCTCTTACGTTTGCCTCTAAGGAGCCAAATGTTATGGTCTTGCAAAAAGCGTGCGATGATACGCTTGTAGACCTAGAAGCATACTTTCAGCAATGCCGTCAGAGTTATGACGACCGCAACAACATCTGGCCCGGGAAGAACCGAGACCTTCGCAAGCATGGCTCTGATGCGTTTCCTTGGGATGGTGCTTCGGACTCCGAGGCGCACGTTATTGATTCCCGTATTAATAGCTATGTAGCGTTGCTTATTTCTTCTATGGTGAGGGCCAACATTCGTGCTTATCCCGTAGAGTTTGGGGACATGTCACGCGCCCGAGTGGTTAGCTCGTTCCTGAAGTGGATGGTGAGTAGCTACATTCCACGGTTTAAGAAGGAGATGGAAGCCTCGGCCAACCACCTTCTGGAGCGCGGAATGGCTATCACTTATGTTGGATGGCAGCGAGAAGATCGCACCTACTTGCAACAGCTTGACCTTCAGCAGTTAGCTCAGGTTGACCCACAGCTTGCTGAAATGGTTATGGATGGATCTGGGGACGACGAGCTTATTGCAATGATGCGTTCCGTCTATCCTTCGGTAACTGACGCTCGCGCCAAGAAAGCATTGAAGGACTTGCGGAAAAAAGGAGTGGCCGAGATTCCGGTTAGCCGTAGACAGGTTGATTGCCCTCTTGTTCAGTCTTTGACGCCCGATGGTGACTTTTTCTTCCCTTCCTACACCACTGACCCGCAACGGGCTCCTTATTGTTTTTGGCGCACTTATTTTACGCCACAGGAGCTAAAGAACAAAGTGTCTACGGAAGACTGGGATGCCGACTGGGTGGATTATGTCATTGAGCACTACCGCGGCGTAAATGTTGACACTATTGGGAATGACAACACCCATCGCAGCTCTGCGCTGTGGGACGACATGGGCTACAACGCTGAGGAGCTGATTGAAGTTATTTATGGCTATCAGCGGTTGATTGACCCAATTGATAACTCTGAAGGTATTTACTGCACGGTGTTCCATCGTGAGCTTTCTTCTAAAATTGAAGAAACAAAACCCTACGCTAAGTTTGAGTTGATGAATGGCTACGAGGATTATCCCGTGGTAGTCACTCGTATTAGCGAAGCGTCTAAGCGTCTTTATGACGTCCAGAGCATGGCCGACGTTCTGCGTGGCATTCAGTGGCAGGTAAAGATTGAGCGGGACAGCCGCATTGATCGCAACTCAATGGCTACGATGCCGCCAATTATGCACCCCGTTGGCAATGCTCCTAGCGACTGGGGGCCTGGCCGGTTTGTTCCATATCGCCGTGGTGGAGAGTTTCAGTTTGGTCCACAGCCACAATACAACCCAGGCTCTATGGAAATGGAGCAAACGCTTCTAAAGGTTGCTGATGAGTTGGTTGGTCTTGGTCAGGCCGACCCAGCATCTGCCACTAAGCGGCAGTTTATTTTGGACAAGTTCTTGGCCCACGTCCAAGAGGTGATTAAAATGTCCTTTAAGTGCTACCAACGGTTTGGGCCAGACCAAGTGTTTTTCCGTGTCACCGGAGTTGTTGACCCCATGGAGTTTGATAAAGGTGATCCTGATGAAAACTACGACATTGTGATTGGTTACGATGTGCTTAATGCTGACCCCGAAACTCAAGAGTCAAAACTTAATCAGCTTGTTAGCTTGATTCAGCTTGACCGGAATGGTCGGATTAACCCAGACGCGCTTATTGATATTGCGGCAAATGCTATTGATCCTATTGCAGCAGACGCCGTATTGCAGCCCGTAGAAGAGGCCCAGCAGCAAATTGTGAAGTTTGTTACCGATGACCTAACTAAAATCTTTGCAGGCATTGAAATGCCCGCTAGACCAAATGGTGCTCAAATTGCATTGCAAGTTATTCAGCAATACGCCCAGCAGCCCGACGTTGCTCAACGCTTGCAGAGTGATGAAACCTTTGCGGCGCGGATTGAGAAGTATGCTGCCCAATACACCTTCCAGCAGCAGCAGGCTCAAAACGCGCAAATTGGTCGCGTTGGGACTACTCCTGCCGCTATGGGCGATGTTAACACTCAAAGCATGGGGGGTTAATGTCACTAGAACAATCATTAGATCATCTTTCCCACGTTTCTCAGTTTGCAGACTTTCTGCAATCAATTAAAGACGAGCGCGAGTCCTGCATTGCAGCATTGTTTGATGCAGAAACTGACAAGATTCAGCAAATCTCTGGGCAGATTCTGGCATACGACCAGATCCTTAAAATGTCTAACGCCGAAAGTATACTGTTTCGGCACGCAGAAAAGACGCACTAAATACTTTTTAATACATGCGCTGGAGGATTTCTGCGTGAGTATTGAAAAATAGGATGCTCTTTAATCACTAGCTCCCCAAAAGGGTATAGCTTTGCGTGGTGCTCGTTGTTTTTAATTTTAACGCGATCCATTGTTTTGGCTACGTTCCAATGTTCTGGAGCGGTCCAATCGTGCGCTGATTGCTTAGGGGTATTAGAACTCATAAATAAAAGTATTATTTTTTTTGTTTTTTTGTAAAGCAATAAAAATGACTGTTATAATGTCACTATCGCAAATCGCTCAGGCGTATAAAGAGAGCGTTGATAACTATGTCTAATGAAGTCCTAACACCCAACGCTGCGGGTGAACCAAGTCCAGCGGAACAGTCAGATAATCTTGCGTTTGGAATGTATGCACTCCATCGCAAAGGTGGTGATGGAAAACCTTCTGGTGAACCTAAAGTGTTTACTAAGGAGATTAATACAGAACCCCAAGAATCGGAAGTTAAGGCAGAACAGGTGGAGGAGGAAACTGCTCCAGAGCCTCAAGACGAATCTAACGCGGAAATTGTCAACGAGGATCAGCTTGAAAGCCAAGACGAAGAAGAAGTTCTTTCTAAGAGCGAGATCGACCTAGAATCCATGTCAGAGGCCGAGCTTCGTGAACTAGCCGAAAAGCTAGGGAGCCGAGCAGTAGCTAGATTTGGTGAGCTTACCGCAAAGCGTAAGCAAGCCGAGGAACAGCTTAATGCCTTGAAGCAGGAAATGCAAAGTCGTGAAAGCCAAAAAGATCCCTTGGAAGTTAAGAAGGTTGAAAACAACCCCTTTTCTGACATCAATACCATTGAAGATTTGCAGGCAAAAGCCCGCGAAATTGACGAAGCTATTGAATGGGCAGAAGATGTTTTGTGGAATAATGACCATCTGGCAGCAGATGATGTTGTTGCACAAAATGGCGACCAAGAGATTACAAAGGCTCAGGTGCGAAAGGTTTTGCGAGATTCCCAAAAATCCCGTAAGACGTTTTTGCCTGCACGATTGCAGGATTTACAGGCTAAAGAGCAACGTCTTAATATGAAGGCGCAGTTTTCTGAAGCTATTAAGTCCGAGCTTTCTTGGATTGATGGAGAGGATAATGATGTGCGAAAGCAGTTTGAATCCCTTCGCGAAAGCCCCTTGATTAAAGAGGCCGTAGAGAAGGTGCCTGATCTGGAACCGTATATGGAATATATGATAGCTCACGCTGCTAATTCCATTTATAACCGGAAGCCAGTTAATCAGCCAAAGCCTAGCGCAAGAATCACTCCTCCGTCCATCTCGATTAGTTCCACTGCTCAAAGCGAGCAGCCAGAACCTCGCGCTGCTAAGGCAGTGAAAGACGTCCAACAACGATTCTCAACTTCAGGTGCTACACAGGACTTTATAGCTCTCCGCACTCTTCAACACTCTAAGCGTAAATAATTTTACTTTATAATCATGGCTTTTTCTAATACCTACGACACTACTAACACTAATCCCAGTTCTGGGGTCTCCAATCGTGAAGACCTCACCGACATCCTGACGATCCTCGCTCCCGAGGAGACTCCTGTTCTCTCGTCCGCTCCCAAAAGCAAGGCAACCGCCACCTTCGTTGAATGGACGGTTGATTCGCTGGCTGCTCCCGTTACCACGGGTGTTGCCGAGGGTTCTGACGTTTCCGCGTTTACCGACAAGTTTAGTGGCCGCGCCCGTCTCGGCAACTACGTGCAAAAGTTCCGCCGTGACTTCATGGTTTCGGACCTGCAGGATGCCGTTGAGTCCGTTGGACCGGCTAAGATTGCTGAGGCCGAAGCTAAGTCTGCCCGCGAACTGAAGCGTGACGTGGAGGCTACCCTCTGCTCCACCAATGATCGCTCGGCTGAAGATGGTGCTGGCACCGTTTATGGACTGCGCGGTCTTGGTGACTGGATTGATTCGGCTGGTCCGACTGACGTTCCTGCTGCTTACCGCACCCCTGCGGATTCCATCCACAGCACCGGCTCTCTGACCGAAAGCGGCTTTAACGACCTCATCACGTCCATCTACCGGGTGACTGGCAGCACCAACAACCTCACCTTGGTTGCTGACACTGCTCTTCGTCGGGTTATTGCTGACTATGCTCGCACCTCTGGATCGACCAACTCGGTTTACCGTCAGGTTACCCAGGCTGCTGATTCCAAGACCATCAAACTCTCTGTTGAGATGTATGAGTCTGATCACGGTATGGTGAGCATTGTTAACATGAACCCCGACTGTGCACCTGTGGGGTCGAACAAGGACACGGGTTACCTCATCAATCCTGACTACTACGGCGTTGCCGAGTTGATCGGTCTTGGCTCGACCCGCCTTCCGAATCAAGGTGGCGGTGAGCGTGGTTACGTTGACACCACCCTGTCTCTGTTGATGAAGCACCCTGGTGCTCACGGTAAGATTACCGCTATTGCGTAAATCTAACTACTAGACTTACATGTTATAATGGGGCTATCCTTCGGGGTAGCCCTATTATTATGCACTTAATTACGTCATTCCCTAAGTATCACGACGGAGAAATTAATCGCGCCTTAATGCGTGAGCTTACTACAGGACTAGAGTTTAAAAAAGAAATTGAACGCTCTAAGGAGGCGCAGGCCGCGGAACAAGCAAAGGAGCTAATAAATCAAAGAGAGGTGCCGGGCTTGGGTCGTTGCATTGGAGTAATTCCTGAGTGGGAGTTTTTCCGTATGCAGCAAAAATACGGAGCCAAAGAGGTTCATTCTAAGGAGTTTATGAAGTATTATCAAAAGAAGTTCCCACATCTTTCTCCTAACAAGATATGACCAATCGGACGTATAGTGATCTCTACTCCTTAATTAGCTCGCTTTCTGGGGTAAGCAACTTTAACCCTAGCGAAAAAGGAAGCATCCTTAACTTTGTTAATCGTAGGGGGTATCAAGCCTATCGACAAAACAAAGTTTGGCCGCGCTACATTGTGGGTGCACAGGCCCGACCAGCGGTTAACAATGTTATTGCAACTACTTTTACGCCTACGCAATATACTATTCAAGCGGCGTCTCGCTCTGGCACGATAGTTACAATTAGGTGCAATACGACTGTTAATTTTGCCGAGGGCATGTATGTTACTGTTGCCGATCTAAATGCATCTGCAAATGGCAGTCATCAAGTTTTGTCAATTAGCACCGGATCGGTGGACAACGACACGTTTACCTATGAGCTTTCCAGCGGAAGTGGTTCCCAAACCTATACTCCATCTGGAACAGTGATTGCTAATAGTGTTCCAGACATTGATAGCTTTAACCGTATTTGGAGCAGCAACCCCTTAAACATCAACTCTGCTATTGAGTATGAGTTTTGGGTTGATAGCGACGGTGCTAATGTAATACACAACAACACAGAACTTAGCGGATTTTGGGTGGGTTATTTGAAAAAGTGGGAAGGCCCATATACAGATTCATCCACTAACATTCCTTCGGAGTTTTTTGAATATATAGCGCACGCAACGTATGCAGACTTCTTGCGTATGGACGGTCAAATCGACAAGGCCATTGCAGAAGAGAATGTGGCGCAGCAATACCTTTTGATAGAATTGGATAAAGCAGAAACTCAGAGGAACAATAACGCTTTATATCGTCGAATTTCAACTTACGTTTCTCGCCAATCTCGTTAATACTATGCCTAATACTTTTTCAGTTAATCTTTATCCTGTTCCCACCGAAGGCGGCACAGATGAGCGTTTGACGGTTTCTACGGTTCCTGTTGAGTTTGCGTCAACTTGGTATGACGAAGACACCAAGTTTGTTTATGTTGATGTGCAAGGTGCCGATATTATGGTTACCTTTGATCGCTCTGTTCCCTCTGCGTCAAACGGACACAAGTTTGAGTCTGGATGGAAAGGCTTCTGGTCGGCCCGACAGGCAGATAGCGCAATTATGATTCGTGCTGGCGGAACGGACGCAGCCGTGCAGGCATCACCCTTTACTGTTTAATCTCATGCCTAACGCAAGAATTGTTAATACGCCTTCTCAGGCAATCCCCCAGAACACTACCACCCACCGGCAGAACACAATTAGTTCTACGGCTGAGCAGGTGTTGGATTGGACCCTAAACTCTGGCACGACGCATGTGCTTGTTCAGGTTAATGATGCTGCAATTCGTGTAACGATGGATGGCACCACTGATCCTACCGCTTCACTTGGCTATCGTATGCCCGCAGGAAGTTCTGTTTATTGGACGCGGGAAATGGTTTCCAAGGTTAAGGCTATTCGCGAAGCAAGCACGGATGCTGTGCTTGAAATGCAAGAGTTGAACTATTTGTAAAATGGACGTTTTTAAGACCCTTATTCTGGATACACCAGATTCCCTGAACAATATTTCTGGAGTATTGCCCGTTGTTAACGGTGGGACGGGGGCCGACAATGCTTCTGATGCCCGAGACAACCTTGGTCTTGGCACAATAGCTACTCAGGATGCAAACGCTGTTGTTATCACCGGCGGCAGCGCGACAGGGCTTACGTCTCTTGGCGTAGTGGACAACACGACGCTTGGTAGCAGCAACACGGACACGGTGACGTTCAACGCTCGGATTGCGTCTGAGTTTACGCCAGCAACCGACAACACCTACGACCTTGGTCGCACGGGTCACGAATGGCGCGACCTCTACCTCGACGGCACGGCCAACATCGACTCGTTGGTTGCAGATACGGCTGACATCAATGGCGGCACGATTGACGCCACAGCGATTGGAGCAACGACGCCAAGCACGGGTGCGTTTACGACTCTTACGGCTACCGGCAACGTCGGCATTGGCCTAATCGCACCATCGGTTCCGTTAGAAATTACGGGTGCACAAACGGTTAACACGATCAATCAGCAGTGGAACATTTTTTCCGGCGTCACCGCTGCATTGCGTTGCGGCTCAGATGCACATTTAGATTTCGGAACAACCACCAGCCACGCAACTCATTTGATGGCTGGTGGGACTCGATATTTGACTGTAACAAGTGCCGGCAACGTCGGCGTGGGCTCAACGGCACCGACCGCAAGGCTCGTCGTAAGCGGGGGAGGCGCGGCTATCCAAGGAAATGGATTTCCTACGACCGGCGCAGGATGGGAATTTTACACCGACACAACGACTGGGTCTTGGGCGCAATCGTATAATCG